GTAGCCTTCCTACCTAAAAAAACGCCTTGATTACGTGATCCTTTCGCGCTATTGCACTTGGCACAACAAGCTACTGCGTTCTCATAATTGACTACTAGGTCAGGTGCTTTACTAACTGGAATTATGTGATCAACTGTTGTCGCTGGCTGTTGGCAGTAGAAGCAAGACCATTGGTCTCTAGCCAATACCTTTAACCTAAATGCTTTATAGTCTCTGCTTAATCTAGGATCACCGCGCTTTGCCATTACTGCCAACCTCTAGTCTTTAGATGATGTAATGACTTACAGTAATCAGGTTCATCATATTTAGTGATCCCGTATCTCTTAGCTGTGTAATGCCAGAACATCCAGAACTGATAATCATAAGGCTTGCCCTTTATATGCTCACTCTTAATCTGATAGTAACCATAAGTCTGCTTAGTACCTGACTTATTGCCTATTGCATCGATCTTCCATTTGCTCTCACGATAGATAATCTCGTTATGGCATTTATATTGCTTATCTGTTAATTGCTTATCAGCTAATGATTTAAGTGCTTTAGTTGCATCTATTGAAGCCTCTGATCTAGGCATTACTGCCATAGATAGAGATATCCCAATAACGATTGCTACCGAGCAAGCTACGCCTTTCAGGCTTGCTCTGAAGCCTTTAGGGCTTCTAGCAAAGAAGTGTACCAGCGCTGTCAATTTTATCAACATAAGTCCTGCTCAGAGCGGCGTGGCTTTTTACTTATCCGTAGAATAAAATCCAGAGCCCTTAAACTGAATGCCAAATGATGAGTAAATCTTGCGCATTGGTTCGTGGCAGAACCCGCATTCCACATCGTGAGGTTCATTTATTTTTAACTCCTTCTCATACCTGAGATTGGCTTCACACAGATCATTAGTACATTCAAACTCATAAATTGGCATTACTAAGCCTCACAGGATTTGCACGTTTCACTCATTGTCCATTCTCCACAGCCATTGCATCTCCTAATATCTGAATCAGTAAGCTCGTGATCTAACTTGTCATAACCCGCCTTAACCAATAGATCGACCAGATCAGAAAACCTAACAAACGCAAGGTAATTTCCCACATCTACCCCTTGTCCGTTAAGTCGCGCTACAACAACAGGTAATCCCCCACTTGTCTCTGTGCGTTTACTGACCTGATCGATCCATTGCTTAGGCTGAAAGGATGCGCGAGCCTTGACTTCTATGTCAATGTACGGAACGCCCGTCACATCGCTTCCAGACCTACCTGCACCATTAGGAAGTGCGTAGGGAAACCATTTGGTTAGAAACTGAGCTACTAATTTTTCAGTAGCGTAGCCTCTATATTTGCGGCTTTGACTCATTGACTGCGTGACACTTTTTGCAAGACCAAGTTAGTGATTGACCTTCTATCCAGAAAGCTAACTCGGTTGTAGGACATGGCTCGTTGCATAGATGACAGATTATCCTAACTTGCAATGCAGCAAGCGCTTCACGCTGGCGCGCCTTCTCGTATAAAATATCATCGGTAGGAAACTTTTCCCACTCGCCATCTTGATTTAAGAACTGTAAGCCGCTCATAACTTCTCCTCTTGTGGACGCCAACTTCCGTCTGCGCTTATTACATACCAACGAACATCGCGGCAGACATAGCAGTCAAACTTGCCCCAAGGCTTGTTGTTCTTCGCGCTGACTCCAGTTTTCCATTGCATAGGCTTATGATCGTGACAGTTGCGACATAATGGAATGTCCTTGTCTATCTTTGTAGCACCCAATACTTCTTGCACTAATGCAACTGCATCGGCAGCGGTAGGCGCAGGTTGCACCGCTTTAACAGTCCAAGGATCATCTTCAACTGGCATTATTACCTTATCGGCTAACTTCTCTGCGAAGCCTCTAGGTTCTGCTGCTTTAACTTTAGACATCTCTTCGCGGCTAGGGCGTTTACCTTTCGCTGCATAACCTGCGTTAGCCAATGCCCTGCCAATCGCACTCGTCTCGCAATTCTCAAGCGCCGAAGTAGAATTAACTCCTCGCGTTGATATGGTTTCCTCTGCAAAGCCAGTTGTCCAAGGGTGTGCATCCACTTCAGTTCTAAAGATAGAAGCTTTAACAATAAACCGCTGAAGTGTATGTTCAACGATCTCAGTAGATATTCGACCATCGGGATGATCCTTCCAGTATTTAGATAAACGATCTTCAACCAAATCATACTGACTTAAATCAAACATATAGCTCGTTCCCTTCCGTGGCTAACATTCCAGCAATTGCAAGATAACTGGCGCTGTCGATCCAAGTGTCGATTTGCTGACTGTCTTCGATGCTTCTGGCAATCTTGACGAGTGTGAGGATAACTGCCACTTGGTAATCTTCAAGCGGTATCTCCAAGTAGGAACTAATGAGCCGTGCTGCTCTCGCCATATTATCTGTTGGGTGACCGTAATGCAGCCCTCGCTCACGATATAAGTCTGTTGCACTTTGTAGGATTTCTGCATGCTTCATACTCGCACCTTCTTGATGCTGTCATAGTGCTTGCGTACTGCTTTGCGACCGACGATGTAACCGTCTCTGTGTCCTATTTTGTAGCCTATAAAGAACATTCCAAACCAACTGGCTAGAATGATAAGTTGTAGTACTGACATTTACTGCCCTTCTGGTCAGCCCTTCTGACCTTCTTGACATTAGTGTTGCATAAATATCTGACTAATTAGCGGTGTGTTGATAACGATTTGGTAACAATTCTGCCTCGTCCATTGCGTCATCTATCGTGCGGTTGATGTCAGGGAAGTCATCTAGCCCTGCCATAACGCCTTCCATTGACCACAAAAGTGCCATCCTTTTCAAGGTTAATAATGCTGACTTGACTGCCTTTAGCGTCTTCCTCGACGATAATGAACGCCTGTTGCCAGTTCATTTGCCCTCTCGTGTAGGTAGCCAACCTCGTATCCATTAAATGTCCGCCTTCATAACCCTTTATGATGCGGCTGATCTTGCCGCCAGATGACTCTGAAAACTGAGAAAACCCTGCGCGGTGAGTGTGACCACAGATGGTCGATAAACCTGCTCTACGGGCGCTCTCAAGGGCTGTGAGCCCTGGTGTGGGCTTGACACTACCTTCATCACCATGCACCGCTATAAGCCGTTTAGCGACCTCGTATGGCTTCTTGTGGTAAGTAATGCCTAACTCATCCAACTTCATAAACTTTTCAAACTTCAACTCTGGCAATGACATAAAGGCTGGAATCTTATTCATAATCACATTGAACAGCCGATCCGTATGATTAGACCTGATCATGTGCTGTTCTTTGGCATATTCACCTAAGCGCCACAGGATATCAACCGTCATATCGCGGTTCTCAGCTAGGGTTTGCTCGTACCAGCCTGGCTTGCCTTCGCTCCATCTTCCGATCTCTGTAAAGTCTGCTTCATCTCCCAAAGTAAGTACGCTATCTGGGCGGTACGCCTTAATAAAAGAGATAACATTGTTAACGCTTACCGAGTCATGCAGGGGAACTTGAAGATCAGGCACAACGACTGTTCTGCGCATAGCCATAATTTAGTCCTCATCGTCATCGTCATAGGGGATGCGCTCGGGAAGTTGTGGCAGCCAATTTGGAGCTGGGAGAATAGTTGCAGGATAAGTCATAGGCTCTAGCAATAGACATAATGCAATGTCATCTGCAAAGCCAGCCTTCTTTAGGCTTTTCCAGTACTCGTTTAACCCAATGCAGTAAGTCTCTAGCATTGAGTAATCCTCAAGGTCTATAACTCTTTTGCGTGCCATAGGAAAATTATCGCTCTAGAAGGATGTTATATATCTCATCAACACGCGCATTAAGTCTTTTGATCTCCGACAGCAAATGAGTGATCACATAGCCAGCCAAGCCACCGACTATCGCAAGCGTGGCAATATAGAGATTCAGGTAATCCGTCGGTGTCATTTTTTAGGGGTCGCATATCCAAAGACACCAGCAAGCACAGCCCAGAGGATCGAGCGGTAATCGGCTGCAAAGTTAGAGGCTGCCCACGCTGACAGGAACGCGCCTAGAGTTAGAACTATTGGACTTTTCATATTCATTTAGTTGCTCCTAATAGTGGGACTTGAAAGAACGAACCATCCTGATCGCCTTTGCGAGTAAAAGAACAATGAAGATGGTGAACATGCTTATTGATTCCCTTATACGGAATCCAGCGCCAGAATGATTTAGCGCTACAGATTTTTGAGTCGAAGATAAGGTACGAGATGCGTTTATCAGACTTTGCCAAGATACGAAGTTGATCTGCCACATCGGGCATGAGGTCGGGCTTGGCTTTCCCTGATAGATCGCGGTCAATGTCAATGGCACGAACCCAGCCTTGCTCATCTGGATTATGGTCAGACTTACGAGCTGAGTGGCGACTATCACCGATCCAGCCGTCTGAGGTGCGATCACGATCGCGGAAGCAGTCATCGAATTGCTCTCTTAGTTGTCCAGCCGCTTTGCATAATTTAGGCTTCATGCCTTCATTGATTCAATCTCTGCTAGCGCCTTTGCATTTTCTGCCTCATATTTTGCAAACTCTGCATCGGTCATTTCACGGTCGATGACTTCATCTGTTTGTA